GACAGACTTACTCAGGAAATTGAGAAGATGTCGTCAACCAAGACTTCCGCAGACGATGAAGATCGTTACTGGAAGCTTGACGTAGACAAGGCCGGTAATGGTCAGGCTGTAATTCGGTTCCTTCCTCCCCCACCAGTCGATGGCGACGACGCACTTCCCTTCGTAAAGATTTTCACTCATGGTTTTCAGGGTCCCACTGGAAAGTGGTACATCGAGAACTCTCTGACTACGCTCAATCAGCGTGATCCTCTTTCTGAACTGAATGCTACTCTGTGGAACGAATCTGACGACGACAACTCCCCCGGAAGAAAGCAGGCTCGTGCTCAGAAGCGTAAGCTGAACTTCATTTCCAATATTCTGGTCATTTCTGATCCGATGCACCCTGAGAATGAGGGAAAGGTCTTCCTATTCCGTTATGGTAAGAAGATTTTCGACAAGATTAATCAGTCGATGAAGCCTGAATTTGCTGGTGATCCTAAGGTCAATCCGTTTGACCCTGAGAACGGTGCAAATCTTCGTCTTCGTAGACGTAAGGGTGACGGTGGTTATCCTAACTATGACGCATCTGTGTTCGAAGCTCCTAGCAGAATTACTGATGATGAAGATGAACTTCTTGCGATCTGGAACAAGGAATATTCTCTGAAGGACCTTGTGTCTCCAGATAAGTTCAAGTCTTATGATGAACTGAAGAAGCAGCTTGACTTTGTTCTTGGTACTTCTGGTTCTGCCAGAACTCAGGAAAGAAAGGCAGCACCTGCTGCACCTGCTGTTGAGGATAGTATCCCTTGGGATACCGATGAAGTAGACGATACTTCTGCCCTGTTCAAGGAACTTGCAGACGACTAAACCAAACTTAGAAGGGGGCTACAAACCCCCTTCTTTTTTATTGACATGTGTCCTCGATCTGCTATACTCAAAACATCAGAGAGGGAAACCATGACCGATATCAAACAGCTTATTGCCAAGAACATTCTTCTTGAGGCAAAGATCGAAGATCAGAAAGCCGAAATCGCGGAACTGAGGCGTCTCCTGAAAAATAGTAGGGAGATGGCTGAACGACAGGCAACCTTAAGCATAGCCTCGATCAACGTAGACGATCCCCATGTCACCGTCTATGTCGGCCTTGTTGAACCTACTGACTAATTTTGCATCTGCAAATGCCTTGTTGGCACTCGGAGGAACTTTTGGCATATCTGTATTGATGAATGTAGTCTGTCCACCATAGTTTCTCTGCTGACCAAAATTTGATGGCATTGGATTAGACTTCTGTTCTGCTATATCTCGCTTTGAGAGATTTTCCTGCGCGACCTCTCTTTGCATTTCCTGAGTGAACGTTCGATCTTCCTGATACACGTCAGATGACTTATGTCGAGGCATCACAGAAATTTTTTCCGGTCCAGTCTCTGCAACTCTAGTGACTTTCTTTCCATCTTCTGATATGATCATAGAAGGTTCGGTAATTTCAGCACCACCTGCCGCTGCATTATATCCTCCCATCATTTCTCTGAGAGTATTCTTTGTTGGTTTCGGTGCCAATCCCTGAGATGTACTTACTGTATTAGGTGAAGATGCTGGAGGCTCTTTTACTGGTACTGAAGTCGGTGCTGGCGCTGCTACTTCGGCAGTCTTTATTTCTTCAGTCGGCATACCTTCAAATGGTCCAATCAGGGCTTCAAGCGTTTTCTGCTTTTCGTCCTCATTCAACTTCTGGTTTTCTTCCCAGAGCTTAATGTATTCTGGATTATTATTCTTCAATGTCTCTCGGCTGTATGGTTCTCCGGCACTATAACCCCAGATTGCTGGATTGAAGTCTGGATCAGACTGAATATGCATTCCAGTATCTGAAGCATCCGTAGGAACACCTATTCTGAAGTTTTCACCCTTGACAGATAACTGAGAAGCTGTTAGCATATCCTTCCTTACCTGAGGATCGATATGCCCTAGATGAACCTTATTTCCATCTGCATCATATGCCTGAATGTCGATTGATCGATTTACAGAAGTTCCTTCTCCATGATTTTTGGAATGCTCGTCACCACCAGATACTACTCTTGGAGTGAACCCTTTCTGTCTGAGAACCTTTGCGGCAGCATCTGCTGCGATCAGGGTTTCTCTTCCAACTTTTCGTCCATTCTTGTCTACAATTTCATCTTTCATAGCCTTCAATGATGGATCGATCTTATCCCAAAATGTGCTATCTTCATCAATAATGTCTGGATATTCTGATCTCAGATCATCGTATGGCACAGAAGAAAATGTCTTTACTGGCTCGGCAGTCTGTTCATCTGAGAATACTGTGGAAGCCTGTTCGTTTTCCATTGTCTTGATTTCTGTCAGATCATTTCGTAGTTCATCTAGAGAAATAGTCGGCTTGTTAGAGTTATAACCAACTCCACCATATAAAGATTTACCATCATTAAATGGTGATGGAAGTGATGCGAATTCCTGAGCCAGATTGTGCATAAATTCATCATCTGATACTTGTCCGTTCAACCACTTATCCATATTTCTGGTTGTAGTTAGTCGATGTATGATCATCTTGTCTTGAACATCTGGAGAAAATAGCTCATCACCAGATAGACCCATTTCCTTAACAACATCATCGAACGTCCCCGGAACAAACTGATATCTTCCCATCGCTCTCTTGTTCTTTGGGGTGTTTCTCATAAGTTCTCGGACTTCGTTGATCGTCATCTGAGTGATTGGTTTTCCACCACTTTTTTCTCTGGAAATGTTCTGATAACCAAATTGAGTATCATAAGACGGTGTTCCCTCTGCCTTAGAAATCACATTCAATATAGACTTAACTTTACTTCCAGCAACAGCATCAGGAACTCTCATGGGTTTTCCATCTGGTCCCGGAATCAATCCGGCAGGTATGATCCTTTCCTGCTTTCGCCTTGGTGCAGCCTTCTTTGCGGGAGTATACTTTTCGACTGTAGGAGGAACAAGTACAGTTTCGCCACCACCAGAAAGTGGTGTAGTCTCACCTTCTTTAGGAGCTTCGTATTTTGCTGAAGCATACAACTGATTGACATAGGACGGAAAGAGTGCTACTCTCTGACCCGGAGTTAGGTCTCTGGAGAGAGCGTCAAGAAGACTTCCTGATGCACTCTTTCGAACCTTGAATGGTATGGATGCGATCTGAGTATAACTCAGGGTCATATTTTCGAACTTAGCCATTACGTCTTCTCATGTTCTGTAAGTCTCTCTGTTTCTGGTTTTGTTCCTGAATATATTCTTTCAGAAGGTCTATGTAGATCGAACGTTCCCAAGGAACCATATTCTCTAGCTCGGTTATAGAGTATTTGTGTAGATGCATTAAGTTAAAGTTTGTCTTGTAGAAGTTTGCAAGACTATCATGACCGAGCATTATTGAAAAAAACTGGTGAAGTCCGAATACTTGATCTTGTGATTGAAACCGCATGACGGACACTTGGCTTCTGCATTAATCTGGAAAGTTGGGAAGTTACTTGTCCATTCACTGAGTTTACTGTATTGGTCGGCAGTTAAGTTCTCAACGAATTCCCGATACTGTTCCTTGGTGTAGTCCTTATTCGTATAGATCGTAGTATCCGTATAGATATACACTATACATGCCAAAATCAATTCTAATTCATCGTTAAGGCTACTAACCCTCTTCATCTCACTGTATGACGGATATTTCATTTTTATTCCCAGATTGGGTGCCAATTCGATCTTGGATTCGATCTCTTTCTTGACCAGAACTGTATCAGTCAGGTCTAGGGAGACGGGGAAGACCGCTCCACAGTTGTTTCCGTCTTCCTTCCTGTTCTTGCATCTGAATTCCATCTCTATCTTTTCGGATATAGACTTGGACCGAAGAGTTATAAACATCAGGTCAATATCAAAGAAGGGAAGAGCTTCAACATCAACCTCTTCCAGAAGGCAGTTTCGGATCACCTGCTGAGTTGTCTGAATGATCTCGGATTGATCTTTTCCTGTCGCAGCGATAAGAAGAAGCTTTTCTTCCTTGACTGTGAATGGTCTGGCCTTTACAGTCTTTCCCTTGGAGGGGATTGGTAGATCAATAATTGGGTATTGTATAGTCGGTAGTGTCATGTTCATTCTCTTTCATTTAGAATCCTCCACCAGTAATGAATTCATTACTTGGAGTAGTTGGTCATGGAGCCGAATTTAGACCAATTCTATTGAAGTCCTCATTCAAGTCTCTTGGATTGACTGCTGGATTGATTGGATCAAGATTCTCTCTATACCATCTGATGTAGGTAAAACTGACTGTAAGTCTGTGGAAGTTATCATCTGCCCAAGTTGCAGGCTGTGGACTTACTAGGATCGGATATGCCTTATCAAAGGTAAAGCTGTACTTTGCCTCGTTTCCTACATCGGACAACTGATGTAGTCTTACAGTGCTTGTGTACGAATCCTTGTAGGAGAAGTTAAAGCTACTGACTGGATTGATGAAGTTTAGCCAGTTGTCAAAGAACTCTCTTTCATAGAATTCGTCCCGACAGATGAATGTCAGGTTCAGGTCTTCGTATACAGACTGGTAGGGAGCCTTGAAGTTTGGTCCGTAGTATCTTATGTCTGTTGACATAAAACCTCTTCCGGGTAGTTCGGCAGCTTCACAGAGAAACGATAGGTCTCCCTTTATATCATTGCTCAGAACACTAGGACCACCAGTAATTTGGATGACAAATCTATTAGACTTTGCTGGGCCACCTGCTGCGGCAGAAATAGCCCGAAACTTCTGCATATCCAAATCAGTAATCGTGTTTGAAAATTTTACTGATGCCATTCCTTGTTATTTCCTTATTTTACTACGAAGTCTGCGACTGGTAGTTGTATTGCTCTGTCCCACTCATTGGCTGATATTTCAATGACGTGAGACCTAATGTGTGAATATAGATATCTCTTTAGGGCAGGTTCCAGAGCAGGTGCTATTGACAAGTTCTTCAGTAGCTTGTAGGATAGCTCTAGTCGAGTGCTCTTATTCAGTCTCTCATTATTAGCAAATTCCATCAGCTTCCCAAGGATCGCTGCCCGACTGTTCTGAGGAATGAAGTGGAGATTAATGCCAAGAAAACCATTGTCGTAATGTTCGATAGGAAGAACCAATGGGAATTTGTCATAGATGGGAAGTTTTGCCTTCCACTTCGGATCATAGATGTAGAAGTACATCTTTCCGATCACTGGATACGTAACTCGTTTCTCGTACCGACGAGTAATATTGCGCCGAATGCCAGCAGCATCCTCGACGTTCTTAGTGAACCAGTCTTTGATTTCGTTGTCAGAATATTTCTTTACCATGTATACTATTTAGCCTTTAATCCAAGATGTTCTTCTGTCAGGATGCGAAAAGTCCATCCTTTCTTTTTGCAGTATTCTTCGGCAGCAGCCCATTTTGCCTGATTTTTACCCCAAGTCGTCACTTCGTATACATAGGCTTCGGTGATCTTCTTTTTCTTCTTTGGTTCCATTGTTTCTTTTTTAGGCTTGATTTCAAGTATCTGATGTTGTATACCATCCTTGGTCTTTGCCTTGACATAGAAGTCAGGAAAGTATCGGTGGGTCTTTCCGTCCAGAGGTGAAACGTATGGGATCACTATTTCCTCAGAACTCCATTCAAGTATTGCCGGATTGTTGTCCAGAGATATCATGACAAGTTTTTCCCAACCACTCCTGTAGGTAATGTTGGTTGGGTCGCCTCGATATTTTTGTGGATTGACTGGTTTAAAGAAACCCTGCTTGTAATGTCGCATAAATACTATTGAACTCTATTTTCAATTACACAAGGGTATTTATATGGCAGAACTTGCACATGAAGTGTTGAAGTATACAGGAGACGTTATTTCTTCTGCTGGAGAAATAGCAACGCCGGGACTGGCTTTGCCTGATGATCCTACT